AATATTTGGAGTAGACTTATCATCTGCTAAAAATTTACCTTTCTTACCTCTAGCTCTTACTGTTACCTTTTCAGTTCCTGTCAAGTTGTCCCAAAATTTTGTAATAAAATTCATGTTACTTCTCTTTTGCTTTACCTATGTTTAAAGCAAGAAGATCTACAAACTTATAAAGCTTACCGATCCATGCATCATCTTTAGGTGTTGGCGTACTTGCTGCTACGATTGAAGCAACTGTTACTATAGTGGTGATCCACATAATTAATTCTACCATTTTATTTCTCCTCTGAAGGTTTATCTTTTTCTAATACTTTATCTGCTACTTTTTTAGTAGATTGTACTAGAGCTTTTTGAAATACATCTAAACTAGCTGCAATCTGATCTAACTCAAACTCCACTCTAGATTTTTTGTTTATCAAATCTTGTACTTGACGAGCAAAATATTTTTGCTGATCAGTCATTTCTGATTCTTTTATTTCTTCTCCATCTATAAATACTGCACTTTCTTTTTGGTTCTCCATATTCTCTCCTATGGTTTTATGCACACTTGTCGGTGTGTTGGTTTATAAATTTATTCTATAGTTTTAGTTACAGATGTTGGTTTAATTTTTTCAGATATAACTGCATCTAATTCTGTTTTCATAGCTGCAACTGTATCAGCAGTTAATGCTGCTTCAACCCAACCTTGCACATCAGCATTAGTAAGACTTGACCAGTTTGTAAAACTAGATAAATCATCTGTGCTAATAGCTTGTGTGCCATATATATCAGTAGTCCAGTTATTGCCATCACTATCTTTATTAGTATCATCAGTAGCTGTGAGTTTCCAATGTACGTTATAGACTACATTAGATTTACCACTTTTTGATGGATATGTGTCACAAGTTTTACAGTCCCAAGTATACCCTATTGCCATTTATATCTCCTATTAGCCTTCTAAAGCTTCTATTCTTGTTGTTAAATTTGTTAGTGAAGTTTGTATATCAGAAATAATAGTTTTAAAAGTATGACTATCTTTGTCAGAGTTTTCTGTGTATATAAGTTTTTCACCTACTAAGTCTTCTACTTTTCTAATTACTTTTGCCATATCTACATTTATGCCTTGTAATTGGTCTGGATTACTAGGATTAGGTCTTTGTGACCAATAAGTCCAAGCTAATTCTTCTGAAGGTCCATCAGATATTAATGACCAATTATGTGGTGTAAGCTGTGTATTATTATGAGAAGAATCAATAGCAAATAACTCACCACTTCTATTTTGTAAAACCGTACCATTTGTTAAGCCTTGTGTTATAGCTCCTTGGTCACTTGGTCCAATTACCAGTGCATTACTTGTTCTTGGGTTTCCTGATTGTGGTATCTCAGTAGTATTAAATAGAAATATACTACCTTCTGCTCTAATTTTTAAAGATGTTTGTTGTACATCACCAGTAGCAGTTTTAAATTCAAAACCTATTGAATGAGAGGCTGATGTAACACTAGTACCTTCACAGAAACCAACAATCTGAGCTTTTGCTATATCAGGAGTTACATTTGTTCTACCAAAGCTAAAATCTATGCTTTGTGCTGTACCCGCATTTCTAAAACCCATACCGTCAAAATGTATCTGGGTTCTTTCTTCACCACTTACAGTACTACCTTGCAGAACTAATTTTGCAACTGGAGCTGTTTGTAAAGCTGATGTAGTCGGATTTACGAAAACCTGTCCAGTATTACCAACTTTTAAGCCAACTATCCCATCACCACCATTACTTTTATTTACGCTTAAACCTATAGTACCTCTTGTACTAGTGTCTGCACCTCTTGCAGTTATACTACCACCAGTTGATTCTTGAGACATTGAAAGACTATTTGCATCATTAGCAACAGCAGCAGCAGTAGTTCTTATATCTCCATTTGCAACAGTTAAACCTGCGTTTGTTGTTGTTGTTCCGATGCCCACACGCCCATTACTAGCTATTCTAGCTCGTTCTGCACCACCAGCTCTAAAATATAGAAAATCTGAACTATTATCATAAAGAACACCACCTTGGTCATCAGCAGATGTATCACCAAAAACAAAACCAGCTATGTTGCCTGTACCTGAAACAATTGAGCCTAAAGCATTACCACTTGAAACCTCTACATCAAAAGTTCTTGAAGGTGAGCATCCAATTCCAACACCTGTATTAGTAATACGCATTATTTCAGCAGTATTAGCACCAGCAGCACTTGTTTCAAAAGTTATTGCTCCATCTTCAGTGCCATCTGTTATATCAAGAGCCATACCAAATATTTTGCCAAACGAGTGAGTTCCACCAGCACTATTTGTTTCTTTAAAAATTAAACCACCAATATAGTCATTATCTGCTGGAGAATCACTATTGTTAAAGAAATCAATAACGCTACCATGAGTATCACCTGTATTTGCAATAGTAAGCCCAGAGGAAAAGCTAGTAGCGTCTGAAATTGTAGAAACCTCATTAGCAGTAAAGCCACCGTTAAATACTGTGGCTGCTGTTGTAGTAAGAACACCAGTAACAAGAGCAGTAGTTGCCATGTTTACAGCACCATCAATGTCTACTACGTCTAGGTTGGTTGTTCCGTCTACGTCTATATCGCCAGAGATGTCTAGGGCTGTTCCGATTAAAGTTTGTGTAAAAGTGACTTGGCCATTAGAAGCAATAGTCATAGCATCTACATCTGAGGCAGATCCTATTGTCTTACCGTCACCAATAATTATGTCATCGGTAAATGTAGCTATTCCTGTTACGCCTAAAGTACCGCCAACTGTAGCTAGTCCGCCTATAGCAACATCATCTGTTACTGTTAGATCATCTTGTACTTTTAGATCTACAACATTAAGACTAGCAAAAGCGTCAACTACTTTAGCACCACTTCCTGCTCCGTCTAGGTAAACTGCTTTTACATCTCCTGGAGGTATAGTAATTGTTGCTCCAGATCCTTGTTTGATAATTATGTTTTGCGAACCACTTGTACCGTTTTCAATAAAGTGCATTCTATTAACTGTGTTTGGTGCAATAGTAATAGTACAGGCTGAGTCTAGTGTTCCTGTATATTCAATATACATTGATCTACCAGGATCAGTGGCTCCGTCTGCTACTGTAGTAGTGTGAGTGTTTGCATTGGTAGTTATGCCTTCTGTTCCATAACCTAAAGCTTCTGCTATAAGTTCAAGGTTAGTATTTGTTGTAGTTCCCCATGATCCTGACTGATCACCAGTTGCCATTTCCTCAAGTCTTAAATCATTTACGTATGTTGATGCCATTTTATATTCCTCTTATTAAGCTACTTCAACCCAGCTTGGAGTTTGTGTGCCTGTAACACTAGTATAGTTTGGAGTTTGATTTTCATCAATACGTGACCAAACTAAAACTACTCCTAAAGAGCTAGTTAATTCTTGTCCTGTAAGTGTAACATTAGATTCACAATCTGTACTAACTGATCCTAATGCACTAACAGAAGCATTTAAAGTAACTGATAAATTATTATTTGATACTGTTGTTGCAGTGCCTATTGCACTGGTTGCTGATTGTCCTGTTGGATTTACATTTGCTTCTCCATCTACAAGAACTGATAAAGATCCTACGGATCCTGCTAAACCTGGGACTGATGCTATTGCTTGAGCATTTACTCCTGCTTGAGGTGCGGATGTTGTTCCAACTTGACCAGTCGGTACTACATTTGCCTCTGCATCAACTGCAACAGTACCTAGAGCAGATGTTCCTGCTGCTGGAGCTGTAAGTGTGACTGGGAGTGGTTCTCCCCACGTGAGTTGGCCCCACGTCCCTCGACCCCAACCGTTTATATTAGCCATTTAAGGCTAGGCGATTCTTATAATCGCTGTAGAAGCTGCTGCTGCTGGAAAGACTACAGTAAAGTCACCTGCGGTAGAAGTTTTATCTCCACCAAAGTCAATAGTTGCTACTGATCTGTCAGCGTTTGTGTCGTTATAGATCATGCAACCTCTTGCAGTAATCGTAGCAGTACCAAAAGTTAAGTCAGCAAAATCAGTAAAGCCTGTAGTTCCACCAGATGTAGGATTTACATTAGTTAATGCGGCCCCACCTGAACTATAGTTTGTACCAGTAGCTTGACCAGTTGTAGTAAAAGCAGTTGTTGCTGCACCTAAAGTAGCTGAACTTGTGTATAGAGCTAGTTTAAAAGAGTTGCCTCCTGATGCTAAAAAATTATGTTTAGCTTCTAAAAGTTCCTTTTTAAAGCTGGTTGTCAATGTTGATGTTATTGCCATATTAAATACCTTTAATTATTTTTGCCAAATCTTCGCTACCTCCACTAGATAAATCTTGTATCAAAGTAGCCTTATAAGATTTTAAAGCATTTTTAATATATATCAAACATACTTTGTAAATTAAATCTTTATAAGCTCTAGCTTGGTCTTTAATATGTTGTTCATTATCGTCTGAAACACCTACTATTTTTTCTGTTAATTGCTTTGCCCAAAACTCTGGAGGGTGCCCTCCGTAATTGGTTGTAGCTATTTCTACCAGTCCTAATTCTGGCATTCCTTCTGGAGTAATCTTATCTACCATTTCTTTGGATCTCCTGGTTCTACTAAATGTGAGTCATATCTATCTGCTAATTTATAACTGGTTTCGTTTCTAATTTTGTTTATATTACTTTTTTTAGTAGCATAAAGAGATCCTCCTTGATCTACTGATACAACCAAAGGATCGTCTAAACGATGGTATCCGTACAACTTTTCATGAATAGGTATGCAGGTATCTAGTAATCCACTAGACTTAGCTACTTCAACTTGAATGCCAGCATTCATACATTTACCTAGCCAAAACTCTACACATGCTCTACCTGATTCAGCAAAATGTAGATTACCTTTATAAGTAAAATCAATACCAAACATTTTAATAGTGCCAACTTTGTTCCACAAAGCAAAAGCTACTGCGTATGCAACTGTGTTGTTTAGATAATAACAATCGGTATCTTTTAGAACTTCATGTATTGGGTATTCTACTAATCCTGGTGCACGATCATCTAACTCACAGGTATATATAGGCCCTTTATGTTTTTCTAATACTCTTATCATGCTATCGGTTTGACCTCCTGCATTATCAGTATCAAAGAATCTACTTGCAGGATCCATCATAAATACTCTGTCATGAAATATTACATCTGCTACAGCATTTGTAGCCCACACTTCATCAAAGTGAGCTCCATGTGATTTTGCTAAACAATATTCAAACCAACTTTTGCCTAGACCGACAATAGCTATAGTTTTACCTTCTAGGCTTTCTACTCTCTCCATCTTCTCTCTCCTTAAGTGGTGACGTTTCTAATAGAATCGTAACGATATTCGTCTTTTCTTCCTCTTGCCTCCGCTTTGTTTTTTAACCTTGCAGTTTCTTGTTGAAATCTGTTTTCATATAAGGCTAAAAGATCAGTATCACCTTTCATAAATGTATATGCTTCATACAAACAACCATACAACAATGCGTTTCTAGCATTTTGTGATAACCATGTTCCTGTTGTTTGGCTTACTAAGCTATTTGGTTTATATAAGTAATGCAATTCTACTGAGTAATTTGCATCTGGAACAGGAGCTACTATTAATGTAGATCCATTGTCTGTGCTACTAGAAAGTTCTTTGTCAAAGTCTGCGTAGTATTTTGGTAATCCTCTTAATGATGTATCTGTAGGATCAGGAGTGTACTCTCTCATAAAGGTTGTATGTTTTTTATCTAGGTAATGATAATCACCACTAGCATCTATAACAGCTAATGAAAAACTTAAATGAAAATCTGATGGAGCTGTAAGGTAAGTAGTTCCAGTTGTTAAGTTACCTGTTACATTTTTTCTAAATAGATCAAACTGTACTAACTCAAATAACCTTTCTTCTGTATTCTTGATCATGTCATCAAGAGTAGCTACAAAAGTAGTCTCTTCGTTTTGAACGTAGTTTGTAATTAATGTTTTTAACTCTGCTAATGTCATACTGTTATTGTAACCTCGCCAAGAGAAACTGTCATTTCATATCCTAAAATTATAGATCCTACAGGATCAGCTGTCATTGAAGAATTAGAATCACCATCATTAGTATAAACTGCTCCTTGTCCTAATTCTAAATCATTACTAGGTCTAGGTTTATATAAAGCTTCTGCATCTGATACATGTGGTAATGGCTCAAGCTGTGGATGTTTAGGATCAAAACAATCTCTACAAGTTTTTAAACCATTCCATTCTTCTCTTAGTTGAGAAAGTTTGTATTCAAATCCACATCTATCACAAAGAGCTCTTGCAAATTTACCAGCTGCATAAGCCATTTTAGTATCCGTGTCTTAAGTATGGTGCAATTCTAAATGAAGAACTATCTTCGTCTTGAGACAATGCTCTTTCAAACTCGTCTTCATACATTTGCTTTAACATAACAACTCTATCTGGTGCTTTCTTAATAGCTATGTAATAAGCAAGACCAGCAGCGAAACAAGGAAAAAACCTAAAAGGCATATCCATTGTATTTGTGGCGGTATCAGCATCATCCATCCTCACTAGTTTATTAAAGACTAATACATCTGTACTATTCTCTGGCGTAGGCCATATATTTAAAACAGGACTTACTTGTTTATCAAGAAAGAACTGAGTAGGTCTAGCTTCAGTAGATTTAGTTGGAATATTTAAGTATTCACTTCTACTGATTTTAGACATTTGTAAATCAAGATTAGCCCCATCAGTATTTCTTCTGATAGAACAATCTAATATATCAATGACATTAGAGTTTAAAGTATATTGATTAGTACCTTGAGTAACTGTTTGAGTTGTTTGTTCTATAGTCCACTGATTAAGACCACGGTTAGCCCATTCAGCTAACATAATATTAATAGATCTTTTTGCTGTCTTTAGATCATAACCAGTACGAAGTTCAAGGCCGCATCTTTCAAAGGCTTCCTCTATAAACTCAGTTACATCTGGCTCAAAGTCTGTACTACTTGATGTTGTCATTATTTCTTCTTCTTAGTTTTCTTTAAAGATTTTTCTATTTGTGCAGCCTGTTTAGCATGCAACTTTGAAGCACCCTTTAGCTCTTTAATTAATTTTCTTTTTGCTGTTACGCTTAATTCTGTCATATTAATCTTCCTCTGGAGCGTATAGATTATTAAATGTTACATTAGGATCCATATAGCTCTCATGTTGTTCTGCTGAATGCGTCCATTGAGAAGGCATAAAGTCTGGTGCTCCTTCTCCAACACGCCATAAAGCAGGGTTTGTAGCTCTAACTCTATTATTAGGTAATGCTACAAAGTTACCAGTATACTCACCAGCGTCTGTTAAATATAACACATGTGATTGCTTATGTTGAGCAGAATCATCAGCTATTGAATTTTCTGTGTAATCTACTGTAAATAAATATTTGCCTGTATAGAACTCTCCACCTATTTTACATACCCAAGGAGATGAACTAACTCTATCTAAAACTACAACAGAATGATCATGACTAAGACAATCCCATGGTTGAGCTAAATGATCTTCCATAGGAGAAGGCCATTCTTGTAATGGTATATCTGCAATTAAAGCTTGAATAGGCATTCTTGCCCACATAGCACCGCCATGAACATTGGGTGCATCTTCCTCATCATCTATTTCGCAACCTGTAAAGACTACTTGAAACGATAAAGATCTATCTGGAATAGTATTAACACCTATAACAAGAGCATGTAAATACTCTCCGTGATAATTACTATGGTTAGCTGTAAACTCTTTTCTCACCCAGCATTTGAACTGCGGGATGTTTGAAATTAAATATGACAAAACACTCTCTCCTTTGTTTTTGTAAAAAAATTATTATACTTTTCCGCCTTTAGACATATACTTAGTTCCTTTAGATGTCATACCTGTTGTACCGCCTTTAGACATATACTTAGTTCCTTTAGATGTCATACCTGTTGTACCGCCTTTAGACATATACTTAGTTCCTTTAGACACTCCACCTTTAGAATAGCCTTTAGTTCTTTTAAACATAATTCACTCCTATGAATATTTAGTTTTTTTTCTTCTATTGTTCATTACTTTACCACAACCTTTTGCAATCTTTCTAACCTCTCCACCATTCTTTAAAGAAACTTTTGCTTTCTTTGTATTAGCAACAACAGTCTTTCCTTTTCTACCTGCTGCTTTCTTTTTCTTAGCTGTGGTTGATCTTTCTTTTTTAGAAAGACTTTGTGCTTTTGATTTTGGTAAACAACGATCTGGATTTTTTTTATCTTTGCTTGTACCACATGGGCCTTTTATAGAACCATCTGTGCCTATACGCACCCAGTTTTGTTCTCTCCACTGAGCTAGTTGTCCCATTATCTAAGTCTTTCTTTCATAACAATGCCTTGTCCCTTTATACCAACAAGACCTCCGTTCTTCATCTTCTTCGCTTTAGACTTCTTAGCATAGTTAGGATCTTTGCAATACTTAGATGCAGCCATATTTGCATAAGCTGAAGGATATGTATCAAAAGTTCTTTTTGCCCAAGCCTTACCAGAAGGACAAATTTTACCACCGCTCTTTGCTTTAGCCATTTAACATTTCCACCTTTTGCGTGCTTGACGCAATCTTGAGTTAGGATCTTTTGCTGCTTTAGGAAACTTCTTCATTTGTCCTGCTGATCTTGCACAATAAGACTTACGTCTTTTTGCAGCTGTGCTTCCTTTTTTAACTGATCCAGTAACTGCTGTTTTTAGTTTACTGCCTGGGTTCTTTCTTCTATGAGCAGCAACACCTTTCTTCGTCATACCAGCCCCACTTTTGGTGGGGCGATAATTAGCTGATTTACCCTTAGTAGTTCTTCTAATAGGTTTTTGCCTACTAGCCATTGTTAGGCATGAAATACTGTCATGGTTAAAAATGTTGATACAGTGTATTCAACAAAAATACCATCAGTAAATAAAACACCCTCATTTGGTATTACTACATCTCTTGTTGCATCTGCATCACCAACAGAGCTTAATCCCATAAGACTTGTTCCGCTAGGAGAAGTAGTTAAGAAATCAACAGTGCCTGCTGTGGCTGTACTTGTTAGGTAAATACCTTTAAGTCTTGATCTTCCTGCAAATATAACATTTGCTGCTGAAGCATTAACTCCTGCTGAAACATTACCTGCTGGGTTACCAACAGCTGTTATTGAAGCAATGGTTAAAAAGAATTTAGTACCTGTAGCCGTACCTGCATTAGCACCTGTAATGGATTCTGTTTGAGAGTCTCCATTAACATCAGTACCTACTACAGTAAATGATTTAGCTGCATCATTACCAGCAGAAAGGATCGTTACAATTCTACCCGCATTAAAAGTACAAGCACCACCTGAAGCTAACGCACCACCTATAGTAAGTGCTGCGTTATTTCCAACTGATGCTGCTACTGATATTCCATCTGCATCTAAGGCTACTGTATCAGCAGTTATAGTAACTGCCTTTACGTCTGAATATCCTGCCATAATTTACCCCTTACGCTATTTGCGTATATTCAATAATGAACGTAAACGAACCTGCGGTTGTAGCATCTACTGTATTAGTAATGTTACAGAAAATATTTCTTGCTGTGTCTGTATATTGAACAGAAGCTGGAGCTGTTGTTCCATCTTGTGTTTGAAGAACTAAAGCAGTTTGAGTTACGTTGTGAACAACGACAGTTGTACCAGCATCTAATATTTCGTCTGTTTGAGCAGCAACAATTTGTGCTCCAGAAGAAG